AGTAGTCAGACAAATCAAATTCTTCGTCCATACCAGTCATTGATTGACCAACACGAACCTTTTCGCTTTCAAGCGCATCATCGATTCTTGACTGCATAATACTTGTAAATGCATTTTTAGCATCTACCATATTACCAGTAGCAATACTGTTGATTAAATCGTTAGTTGTAGCTGACATAATAAACTCCTTTGTATTATTTATAAAAAATGAAATTTCAGTACATTATTGTTCTGGTTTAGGTGCTTTAGGTGGTGGGGCATCATTATCTTCCATGCCCATTTCAAGATCTTCATCAGATCCTTCTTCTTTAATTTGTTTATCAATTTCTGTCATGTCTTCTTCTGTCTGATGAAGTACATTTTTGCGAATCCATTCACGCGAATAATAACGCCCAACATATTCGTCCATTTCACGCAAGGTAGCAACTCGATCACGAAGAATTTCTGCATCTTTCAATTCACTAAAATGGTTATCTTCAAGATAATCAATATTAATGCTTTGCTTTATATCGTTCCATTCGTCTTCAGTAAATATACCTTTAAGAATAAGCTGAGTCTTCATTAAGTCAATAAACAGAGTTGAGAACTTTTTGCGTAATCGACCAATAAACTTTTTAAATTTTATTTCGTCACGTGTAACTTCTGTAGACCGACCAAGATTAAAAGTACCTTCTGCCTCAAGCCGTTGAACTGGTACATTTAACGAACGATATAACTTCTTTTGAAAGTAAATAATATCATCAATCTGACCAAGGTTTTCACCGCCTGGTAATGTTGTGATTTCTGTACCTCGACCGCCTTCACGACGTGGGAGCCAAAAATCCTCAAGCATTGACATATGTTTGCGGTCATCTTTCATTTCACCACTTGATGCATCATATACCATTTTATTACGATACTTCGCCATAATATTACGAATGTATTCTTCTGCCTTACCCTTGGCTAAATTACCGACGTCGATATAAAATATTCTACGTTCTGGTGCACGAGCCATACGATAAATTACTAATGAATCTTCCATCATTCGTAATTGATTGACTGGTTTAAGAGCCTTATGTAAATACGATAATACTCGTTTATGTGACGGATCTAGTACACCAGACGTCACATAACAAACAGAGTCCTTTGCAATTTTTAGACCCTGATTTGATTTTGATAACAATGTATTTTGAAAGACATAGTATTCATTAACTGACTTAATCAGCTTAACACCAGTCTTAGGATCACGCTCTTCTTTAATTTCGCGGACCTTACGAATTTTTGTATTATCGATATTACGAACCTCTAATATACCACGCTTAGGATTCTGATCATCAATAATTATATGATAGTGTAATCGGCCATCAATATAGTAACGACGGAATATGTCATGGCCATACCAATTAAAATTTAATAACTTCATAATATAATCAAACTCTTCACGCATCATTTTTTTAATTCTATCAGGTTGATCTAAGTCATCTAGGTCAATTGATACTGGATAAGAACTTTCATCTGATATGATTGCTTCATTAACAATATCTTCAATGGCTGCATCACATTCTGGTTGTTGTGCAATGTCACGATATTTTATAATAAGATCGCGTTCTGTCTTTGCACTGTCACCTTCCATATCAACATATGAGCCGAAGTAACCACCAGCATTGACTACATAGCCTTCACCGTCCTCTGTTGTTGGAGGAACAAATGAAGCGTGTTTACTTTCTTCTTTATCGTTTACTTTTCGCTTTATTTCAAAACCAAAAAGATTAAATCCATTGTTTGTATCAGCCATTATGTATAACTCTCCTGTAGAATAAACAGGACGTATTTAATACGCCCTGCTATTCTTATTTATAACCTATCAATATTACGATGTAGTACCAGATTCCCAGTACTGCATTTGCAATGTAACAGTAAACTCTTCAATTGCATTTTCGCTATCATATGAAACTTCAATTGCACTAAGCTCTGTTGGAAAGCAACCGCGTAAGGTATACGATTTAATAACCACACCAGACTTATCAAGCTGCTCAATAATAACATCTGCTTGATAGTCAGTTGGACGAGTTAGACCAGTATTAGTCTTATTGTTATTAATACCATTCATCCAACGTTCAAACGAATTACGAACAACAAAGTTAGTGTCGTTAATAATCGTAAGTGTTGCTGGTTCAAATGTACGATCACCTGCTACTTGGACTTGACGTCCACGGAAAGGTATTACAATAGGTGCAACAGTCGATGCCGGTAACTGCGCCGACTTACACATGAATGAAGTTAATTCAACGTTACCAGCAGCATAGCCTGGAAAGTTAACCGTTGCCTTAAACAGGTTTGAACGAGCGCCACCGCCAGTTAGTTTTGCTTTGAAATCATCTACGCCTAAAACAGCCATGTTATATCTCCTTATTGGCCAACAATTTCACTAAACTCAACACCAGTGCGGGTAGCAATGAAGTTAAGAGTAATAAAATTAATTGAGCGAGTTGGTTTAACGTAAATGTCTGCAACAAAACGGTTTGAATCAATAACTTCGGCAGTGTTATTTGTATCATCACAAATAACTGCAAAGTCTGTTACACCGCGTCGTCCTTGTACATCACGTAAGAATGGTTCTACTAAATTGCGGAACTGTGCACGAGAGAACTCGTCATTAAATTCAAACAATTGGAACTTAGCTGCAGTAGCAACAGATTTTTCTAATGTAATGAATAACCGACGAACGTTAATACGGTCAAAAGCAGAAGGTTTAGCTAATGCAGTCTTATCGCCGTAAAGAACTATACCTTCACCTGGGAAAGCCACAATAGGATTAACACGTGCTTTATATAATGTATCACGATCTGCTTTCTTTGGATTAAAAGCAATCTTAGTCACGCCGCGGAGTTGTCCACGATTAAGACCAGCTGGTGAAAACCAAGGATCAGATATTGAATCAGTATATGCACAAAGACCAGCCGTTGCACCAGCAGCAACAATCCAACGATACTTGTCGTTATACTTGTCGTATACATATAATGCAGTTGAATCCATTACAGCATATGAACTAGATGTAACACCGTCTGCCCAAGCTTTTACATCGTCTGTAGCAGCAACATTATTAATTGTAGCAGAAACATAAGGCGAAACAAATGCAATAATATCTTTACGTTGTTCTGCAATAGCAATCAGTTGATTAGCATGAGTAATTGCATCTGCTTCAGCAACATCTGCACCGATTAAAAAGTTAACATCAACAGTTTCTGCATCGCCAAAAATAGCATATGCAGTTTGCAATTGGCCAACCGTAACGCCTGAACCATTAGCACCACCGCCTAATTGATAAGAAGTAATTGTATCAAGAGTAACATAACCGCTGGTAGCTTCGGTAACAGTTTCGCCAGCGCTTACTAATTCGTCATCATGAATGCCGAACCAGACATAGCTTGATTCGCGGTTCAATACATCTACATAATAGTTTGATGCGCCGTCGTCACGACGTGCATCACTTGCTTGAGAGACACCTTGGAATATTTCAAGTACTGTACCTGCAACACCAGTCCATGCACCATCTGAATCTACTACAACAATATGCATTTCATCGCCATTGTCATCAGATAATGTTAGCCCACGTGATACTGCATAATTTGACATGCCTGGAGCAAAAGCAAATTGACCACGATAAGAATTAAAACCAAGAGAATCATATGCTGTTTCGTTTGTACATACAATAACCTGAATACTATTACCTAGTGCACCAGCATACTTAGCAATAAACTCATTGCCTTCGCCAGCAGTATCTTGTGTAAATGTAGTCGATTCGTATGTATCTGAATTCTTGATTAAAATACCTACCCCGCCAGCGGCAGCATTTAAAAGACCTGTGTTAGCCGTACGAACAACTTTAAGCGCATTTGTATACGACAAAAATTGTGCGGCTGGCATAAAGTACTTATATGTATCATCGTTGGGTTTGCCAAATCGAGTAGCCAATTCTTTTTCTGAACCAACTGTTATAACTTCTTCTACTGGACCCCAGGCATATGTGCCTGCAATACCACCAACTGAAGTTGAAACGGCTGGGACAACATTGGTTAGATCAATTTCGCGGACCTCAACACCTGCTGAGACTTGAAAAGCCATGTGTGTTCCCCTTAGAAAACTATTAATATGATGTTCATTATACGATTGTTTGTCATAGTATTATTTATAAATAACACAATTTCTCAGTATAATTCCCCAGACCCTGGCACAACGGTCCACATTTCTCGACCTTCATATATGACTTCCTCTGCAATTCCGTTATCATAAAAACCAAATGGTGTAAGTTCAGACATAAGATCTTCTTCTGACTTTTCACGTAGGTTTGCTAGCGTATTGATGTCAGTAATATCTTTAAAGTATTGTTGATCTGACAACCAACTAAATAACACTAGCGTCATAACAAGGTCATCATTTGCACCAGACTCTGCTTCGTATGAAAGACCTTTGCGTGAAAATCTAGACAACTCATTAATAGTATTCATATCATTGATAATCAATTGATTCTGTTCTACCATTAGCTTTAACATATTACAACCAACTGCCTTTACACTTTTAGTAGTTCTTATACCGGAATCTGCGCCTTTACCAAATCCACTTGATATACGTTTGCCAGATCGACCTGCACTTTCGGTATAAAGTATATTCTCATATTCATAGTCATTGTGTAACGAGTCTGACACTTGTTGCCCAATATCGTTAATCTCTACTAGAACTGCACATTCGCCATAAGACTTACATGTACGATATATAACCTCTGCATATTCTGTTGGAGTAATCATATTATCTTTAAATACTAATACCTGCTTATATGGCATTTGTGTAACATCAATAATTGAGAATGCAGAATAGTCTAGGCCTTTGCCGCGTGATACATCGCAGACACATACATACTGATGTTCTTTTTCATATCGTTCATACATTGACATACTGTCTTTACAGATAATAGGGTCAATAGGAACAAGTTCTTTTAGCTTTGCACCAGATATAAGAGTACCAGAAGAGCCCATAAACTGAATGTTGTA